CCTGTCTTGGTTGCGTAGGCATTGACCATGCTGTCTCGCAGCTTGCCCAGCAGGTCGGCCTGCTTCTGCAGCTCTTCGCTGTCGCCTTCGGTCACGGTGTACGGGTTGTGCAGCATCAGGTAACCGTTCTCGGTGATCTCTACCTTGCCTGCCGCCATTGCAATAAAGCTGGCGATGCTGAACGCACTGGATTCGACAACGGCCCGCACTGGTCCAGGCCATGCGGTAATTGCGTCATGGATGCCCAAGCCGTCGAACACGCTGCCGCCTCCGCTGTCGATGCGAATCACCAGCTCCTGCGACGGGTCACAATCAGCCAGCAGCGACTTGAACGTCGCACTGGTGATGCCGGGGTAGCCGATTGCGCCGTAGAGTTTGATTTCATTCATCGGTCAGCTGCTCCTCTGGCGTGTCAATCGTGCCGTCGCTGGCGTCTTCGATGTAGACATCAATCTTGCTGGCCGGAACGCCGAGACTGTCCAGCTCGAGCCGTGCCCGCCGCTCGCTAATTTTCCCGCCGGTCAGTTCCTTCAGAATGTCGTTGATCGCTTTGCGTGCGTTCTGCCAGTTCTTCCGGCCAACGCCGACCATCTCGGCGGTCGGTTCCTGCTCGGCAGCGGTCGCGTCGGCCTGTGCCTCCGCCTGCTGAACCATCGCTTGGCTGTCCTGCATCGTCATCTGGATGCCGTTTGGCATCGGCAGGCTAATCAGCTCCCGCCAGTGAACCGGTGCATTGTCTTGGAACTGGCTGTTGATGGCGACGGCTCGCTGCTTTGCCTTGACGATGGCGTAGCTCATATCCGCCACAATCTCGTCGGCGATTTCTTCCCAGTCCCGCCCGCCTTCTGCGTGCAGCCGCCTCGGGCTGGTCAGTGCGTTTTGAATTCGCAGTGCGTCGCCCTGGGCATCGCTTACCGGGTCGATGTACTGCCACGTTGGAGCATTCCAGCGATGGCCGAAGATATCGACGCCGCTCGCCTTTGCTGCGGCCTGCAGCGCGCGGTCTTCGGCGATCCACTGCCGCAGCTTGAACTCGTAAACGGGCCGGTGCAGCCGGTTCTGAAGGTTTGTCTGGTTGGTCTTGAATCCCTTACGGGCTTCGTCCACGGCTCCGCGCCATCCGCTGAAGTTTGTTTCGCTGCCGTCCATCAAGACCAAGCACAGCGGCAGGCCGAGGTTGACGCCGATGATTTGCAGCATCAGCTTGACATGCGTGAAGAACTCGGCGTTGGGGACGTTCGGTGAAAAGCCCTGCAGCTCCTCACCCTCGGCCCCGATGATTTCCATGCCGGGGCCGATGTTTTCGATGTAGCGGGTTCCCTGTCCGGTCGATTCGGTTTGCGGCAGGCCGTAGCCGTCGGTCGATGGAAGAGGTCCGCCACCGGCAATGGCGTTGCGTTTGCGGAAAATGGCGAAACAACTGACGACCTGCTGCTGAACCAGTTTGGCAAAGTTGATGTCTTCAAACATTCCGGCAACGGAGAAAATAGGAGCCAGTGCCGTAACGCCGCGTGTCTGGTTGACTCGGCGAGGGTTGTAGACGTGGAACAGCACCCGGTCGCCGTTCTCGTCGCGAACGCTGATCGGTTCGGCTGTTTCTTTCTGGTTCCCGACAACGGCCAGCACGCCGCCCGTTCGTTTGTCGGCACTGTACCAGTACTGCGTGCGGCGTCCGTAGGCGTCGCGGGTAACGCCGAGGAATGTGTTCTCCTGCGGCGTGATGGTCTGGATGCTGTGAGCTTCGATCATCTGCAGCTGGCCACCAGCAGTTCCCAGCGCCACAATATCGCCGTCCAGCAGCATCGACCGCATGACGTGCCGCTCGATGTCCTGCCATGTGAACTCACCGGCCATGTCGCAGGCGTCGGCGTTGCTGCTCCAGTCCTGCCACCGCTGCCACAGCTCGAGGTCCAACTGGCTGTCACCGGTTCGCACGTCGAGCGTGAAACCGTCCTGAACGATGTTGGCAACTGCCCGGTCGATGGTCTGCCCGACGATGGCGTCGTTGCGGTCCATGTCCCGAGCTTTTTCGATGTCGCGGTAGTAAAACTCCTCGGTGCGATAATGAAAATCGGCACTGCCGCCACGAGGAGCCAGTCCTTGGCGTCGGCGAATGAACCGGCTTTCGCGGCTCATGTCGTAGTCGGCACGGATGGCGTCAAACTCCGTAGCCAGTGTTTTTCGCTTGCGAGGCGATGCGGTCATCGGAATCCTTGGCTAATGCCGAAAAACCGAACCTTGGAATTGTTGGCCGATGCCGTGTCCTTGGCCGCAACGAACGACTGAGCCCGAGCCAGCATCTGCATAACCTGCTGCACGTTGCGGGTTAGGCTGCTGCCCTGATTCGACGCACTTGCCGCCACGATTGTCAGCCAGCGGTTGGCTGCCGTGATGTAGCTCTTGGCGCGGCTCACGCTGCCGACTTCCTCAAAATCTGAGTAGTCAAGCAGGTCGGATTCGACGGTTGCGAGGTCGTAAGTGGGCATGGCCAAATAGTAACCAACTGGACGCCCGTCACTATCAGAAAAACGCCCTCGCAAAATTGCGGATTTTCCGCACTTACTCGGCGAGCTGTTCCAGTAGCCAGCCAATTACGCGGCCACGGTATTTCGGCAGCGATCCGTTGCTCGTCACTTCACCGATGGCGAGAAGTGCGTTTCCCAGTTTGTAGATTGCGTTCTGCTGCTTCTGGCTGATCTGCCGCATGTCCAGCCGAGGCTTCCGCAGGAACAGCGGCAACTCGTGACCCTCCAGCATCGGAACCTTGATCGTCTTCCACTTGACTTGATGCTGCACCTCGTCAGCCGGCGCTGATTCCGGCTGGTGTGCTGCTGCCTCCTCCACAGCGACCTCTGGCATTTCATCCACGGTTGGCAGTTCCATCTTCTTCGCCTTCGCCATTACTTCGTCCTTTGAGTAGCAACAAACGCCTGCCCATGCGGCGTACTGGCGACGATGCCAGGACGACTACGCTGGGCTGGTTTCGCTTCCGATCTTGCGATTGCCTTTTGCATCTGGTCAGCGGTGACGCGGGGAATCAGCCGCACGCCGAGACACCCAGCCGCCGCACAGGCCAGCGCCGCCGAGTCCAGATAGTGATTGTTCTTCGATAGTTCCTTCCACTTCCGCACGACGCCCTTGCCCGGCACGAACTGCTCCTCACGCATCTCGGCGACGATGTGGTGGGAAAATGACATGTGACGTTTCTTGTCGTGCCCGATGTACAGGCTTAAGCTGCCGTCGTTGAACTGGTGGGCCTCGTTAAATGTGGCGGTCAGAAACCGCTCCTGTAGCCAGCCCTTCCAGTGTTCCACGTCGATGATGTACAGCCAAATCCGTTCCTGCGGCTGATGGTTGGCGAAAACGTGATCGAACAGTCTGCGGGTTGGCGACTCGGTGCCGTGATGGAACTTACTTGAGGCGTAGCCCTTGCTGGCTGCAAACGGCGTCCCGCCCACTCGGCGGATGAACTCGTACACGGCTGGCGAATAATCGCCCGAATCGACGAGGCAGAAGTCAGGCGGATTCTTGGCCATGATGTCCGTTCGCCACAATAGCAGGCTTTGCAGCAAAGCAATCTCGACCGCCTGTGCATCGGTCGCCGCCTGCATGCCTGGCGTCTCCATTACGCCGTAGTCGATGACCACGCCCGTTGCATTGCCGAACCATGCGATCTCGGTCCAGTGGCTGTAGTATTTGCCAATGTCCAGCCCGACCGTGATTTTCACGTCCTCCACCTTTGGCAGCTCGTGCTGCTCAAGCCCGCTTACCCGGCTGGCAACCTTGTGTGCGGTCAGTCCCAGCGTCTCGGCCTGATCCTCTTCCGGCGGTGCGTTCTGAATTTCCGTCAGCACGTAGTTCAGGCCGTTGTCGCTGATCAGGTTGTAGATCGACTGCAAGGCCGTATGTTCAATCTGATTTCCTTCTCGTGTCATCGCTCGGCTGTATCGCTCGGGGTTCAGCACCTCGCTGCCGCGTTCCATGTCTTCGCGGTTGGCCAGATAGAACGCCGTCGCATTCAGTCCGCACCCGTCGCCGTTTCGCTGGTCGTCTTGGCGCTGGTCAATGTACTGCTGCCACAGGTCGGCCCGCTCCGGCCACTGACGCACGCCGCTATACCGACGACCGTTCCAGCTCGGTGCTTTCGCCTGGTTGGTCAGTTTCTCGGCGAGGCAGCGGTTGTTTTGAATGGTACACAGCACGACCCGGCTGAGACGCTTTCGCCCGTCGGCCAGTCCGGCCACGTCACGGTTGAGGATCACGTCCCGCGTCTCGACTTGGTTC